GCAACTGTTTTAACTCCTCTATTTTTAAACTCATCTATGAAACTTTGTTCTATTTTGGAACTACCGGTAACCATGTATCTTACACAACTCATATCCAAATCTTTAAAACCTTTTGAGCTTAATAGCAGTTCTAAATGCTTTGGTATTAACGCAATATACGTCGGTTTAAAGCGTCTAAATAAGTCGGGGTAGGTATATGCACTAAAGTTGCTAGAAACGTACTGTGCCCCGCTTAAAAACGCAGGAACACCGGTAATTGTGTAGTGAGCTATAGTGTTCGCAGGAAACACATCTAGTACTCTATCCTCTTTAGTCAATCCAATTTCTTCAATGCTTTTGGTCGCACATTTCTTAATATAATCCCACGAATGGGTTACGTCTTTTGGTTGGTCTGTTGACCCTGATGTAAAGAGAGTTATAGAGCTCATACTGTTACTTATTTTTAAATTGGTTTGGAAAAGTTAAAGCTGAATTATGCGTTCAGGTCGACCCAAGCAACACCAGTACGTAGTTGTAATTTACTATCTGTAGTATTGTAAATTACCATACCAGCACTTACTGAAGCTAGTCCGTCTCTTTCAACAGTTGTTAAGTTAGCAAATTTAACTGTACTTGAAAATTTTGCATCGCCAACAACATCTAAGTTAGCATCTGCAATATCACCTACTGCACCGTTAACTTTTAAACGTCCTTTTGCATCAAATGACATAGTTTTTAAAACTGGTGAACTTCCTGTTCCTGCATTACTAATGAATAGTAATTTACCTTTAACTGTGTCTGATGCAACAGTCTCATCTGGATCAACTTGGAATGCCATAACTGCTGATGGAACAAAAGCACTTGTATTTGTATCCCATGATTGAGCCGTTAATGCACCATTCCAGTCACCTGCAGTTGCTACCACTGGACTTGTTAATGATCCATGGTAAGCTGAAAATGTTAACTTACTTGTATTGTTAACACTTGTTCCTGCTTTGTTAGTTAAGTTAATTGGAGCACTTGCATCTGCTGATATAATTTTGAATGTTGGTCCAACTGCGTCTGTAGTTTTACCAAGTTTTACTTCTGTTACGTTATTAAGTTCAATTTGATTTTCAACAAAACTAACAACGCCATTGTTTAGGTTTACTCTACTGTTGACAGCATCAACTAAAACAGTTGAATCGTCACCAACAATAGTACCTTTGAAATTTCCTGTAAATGCTTCTGCATTAATAACAGGAGCACTAATAGTTCCTGTTGCCGTAATTGCACCTGCGTTGACTGCCTTTGAAGTTGCATTAAAGAAGCTAGTGTTATCAGTAGCACTAATATTACCTTTAAATTCTCCACTTATGTTTGCGGCACCTGTTGATTTATTAATCAATACAGTTGAGTCATCACCTACGATGTTAGCATTAATGGATCCAGCATTAATATCATCTGTTACGTGTAAAGCACCGTAGTAACCAGCACCCCATCTTAATACACTAGAACCAATGTTTCTAGCACTATCAACATCTGGTAAAATATGTGATTCTACTTTTGAAGTTAAGTTAATGGTATCAGTACTTGCATCTCCAACAGTTAAGTTACCACCTAGTGTTAAGTTACCGTCAGTAGTAATATTTCCAGTAGCAGTAATATTTCCAGTAATATTAACGTTACCTGTACCTGTTAAGTTGTAGTTGTTTAAGTCTAGGTTTGAACCTAGTGCAGTACCGGCAGTATCAACTGGATTTCCACCAGCAGTGGTACCATCGCCTATATATAGCTTTTTGGTGTCTGTTGCGTATACTAACTCACCATCAGCTGGCGTTATAAGCCCTCTTTGTGAGTCTGTACCTCTTCTTAGTTTTAATGCCATTTATATAACTCCTGGATCTTGTTATATGTATTTATACCTTTTTAACAATATTACTTACGATGCTTAATGAACTTACGAGTACGTTTAGTAACATCTTTTTTAATACGGTCGGTATCTAGCTTAAAATCAACGTGCTTAATACTGCTATCATAAGTATTAAACAGGTCTTTTAATGTCTTTTCTAGCTCTTTGGCAGGGTTCTTATCTGCCTTTACTGCTATGTCCCAAGCCTTACCATTAGTAAAACTAACTCTTAACGAGTCCAAGTATTCCAATGGTATTGCCTTTACATCGACATCCCCGAATACATCAGGCCATTTAGAAACGACGTCCGGGGGTAAGCTCTTATACTTTTTAGTGCTAGGCCTTGGCACTGGATTTGCCTTTTTTAGTCGGGCTTAAATCCTCTGCTTTTTTACGTAGATCAGTTGCTTCTTTAAACAAACGATCTGCATCAGCTCTCATATTGTTAGCTAAAGCATCATCTGTCAAAGGCTGTTCTTTTGCCGCACTTACTGTTGCCGCCGCTTCGCCTGAAGGTACTGTTTGTGCAGTTGCTATTGTTTCAACTGAACTTCCACCAACAGCCAAGTCAGCAACTGATACGCCTTTTTGTTCTGCAATCACCTTGTTTAATTCATCAAGTGAAATTGTAGTTGACATATCAGGTGTCATCTCAACATCGCTAGTTTTCACTTTAGTTAACTTGCCGTTAACGTGAAAGTTTGCTAACATAACACTACCATCAGTTAGTTGTGTTCGTTGCATAGCATCAGCTAGTTCTTCAGCAGTTTGACCTGCATTACTTTCTAGCATATTAATTAAAGTGTCGTGTTCCGCATCAGCTAGATTCTCAGTTTGTACTACTAAAGCACTTTCTGGATCATCTGGTAACGTTCTAAAAACAACGGCTACTTTTCTACCATTGCTTTTAAATCTACCTATATGTTTTAGTGAAGCCATTATTTTACCTCTCCTGTAGTTGGATCAATTGGCTCACTTACCGGAGCAGTTGCTGGTGCAGTTGCTGGTGCTTGAGCATTTGGATCTTTTGCTACTTGTTGATTTTGAATTGAAGTTAAGAAACTTTCTAATTTAGAATACGTTTTTCCAACAGCCTCCATCTCGTTGGCTTTGAATGCCCCACGAGTTTGTGCTACTTCAATGATTGTTTTTAACACACCTAAATCTTGAACTGTAAGTTCTTGTGCAGGTGCTTCAGCAGTAGCACCCGTCGGTGCAGTTGCCATAGTTGGTTCCGGAGTTGCCGGAGCCGTTGCAGTTGTATTATTTTCTGACATTTAGTCTTCTCCTATTAATAGTAGTATTATATACCTACTTAATATTTATTAGTATTTCAGATGTGGACACGCCAACATGAAATAAGATAGCTCTTTTGGACTTTCAAATCCAATTTGTACTCTATTTTGGTATTGATTTCCTGAATCCAAAACCATTGTTCTGCCTATATAGTATCTGCCTTTAAGATTCCTTTCGATCCATCCTTTGATAGAATCTTCAAAATTGTAAGTTGTTTCTAAATTCACTGTTTCAAAATGCGGAGCATTATGCCTAACCTCTCGCACATTGAAGAAGTTCAATGCATTAGTTTTCATTTATTTTTCATTTCCTCGTAATGAGCAGTAACACCAAATGGTGCCTGTAAGTTCTTATCATGATGTCCATGTACAACGAATACAGTATCACAGTAATTTTCATCACCCCAAGTATCCCAAGGATAACCATCTGTAAACATAATAAAACGTTTTGGAACAATATCGTGTTCCTTCATGTATTCCCAATTGGCCATAAAGTCAGTACCGCCACCACCCATAAGTTGGTAGTCTTCTAACCTATCACCTAGGTCACCACTAAAGTCTTGCTCGTTGTAAACCTTTGTATCAAAGCACCANAGTTTAATATTGTAGTCTTGATACTCGTCCATGATACCTTGTACTTCACCTAAGAAGTCTTCACCTTGTTCGTTACCAATTGAACCTGACATATCAATAGCAATACATAAGTCAATAGTTTCAGCAAAGTTTAAGCCTGGAAGTACTGCTCCAGTGTGCCAACCTTTACGTGCAGGACGAATAAAAGTATAATCGTTCTTAATAGTAGACTGGATTTGTTGTCTAAGTATATCTCTCCAGTTCATCTTAGGCTCAGTAAGTTCCTTAATCATACGTTCAATTTCACCAGGAACTTTACCAGCACCAGCCGCCTGTGCCGCCGCCATCATGCTTTCTTTAATTTCATCACGTATCTTACGTAGTTCATCTTTAGAATAACCAGGTTGTCCGCCTTTACCTTTACCAGGTGCTTTACCTTTTGCATTTTTATCTTGACTATCTTTATCCCAGTCAATATGTTCGTCAAGTAATTGACCTAATTTTTCAAGATCTTCTTGATCATATTTTTCGTAAAGTTTCTCATAAATCTCTTCTGACGTTTGTCCGTCATATTTAAAGTCTTGGAAAATTGGAATGTCTTTAGGCTTTGTACCAATGCCATCTCTTACAAGTAGGTTATTAACTTTATAGTCTGCCGCAATATTATGTACCTGCGGATCTCTATCTTCTCTACGTGTCATATGATCATATACACAATGAAGTATTTCATGTGCAATAACAAATTCAACTTCTTTGTTAGTCATCTTAGCAAAGAACGGAACACTATAAAACAAGTGTCTGCCATCTGTTGCGGCAGTAGGACACCAATCACTTGCTTCTTTAATAATAAGTCTTGTAGCCATGTTACCAAAGAATGGATGTCTAAGTAGTAAGCCTACTCTTGCTACAATAATTTTATCCAATACTTCAGCTTTAAGATCATCAGTGATCTCAATTTCTGGAACTTTAATATTTTCTAATTCTGCGATTTCTGTAGTCATGTGTGCCATCATTTCCTAATTGTTATAATACTATTATATGATATTTAATTGGATTTGTCAACCAAAAAGATGGGGAGAACCAAAAAAGATTCTCCCCAAATACACCAAAATTATGATGCATCTCCTTGTGCGGCTTTAATATACTTGCCAAAACGTTCATGGAACTCATCAAAGCACTCAACTTCATCTGGGTCGATCGGAAGTTGATATTGTGTAAGAGCTAACTTGATTCCCATAACTACTAGTTCGGTATCAAAGTTGTCCATCGCAAAACGTAAAAAGTTATTAACTTTCGTATCAAACTTCTTATCGCTCTTATCACTTGCTTCTTTCAGCTCATAACATAAAGAGACAGTTAAGGAATACATGGCACTGATTTCTTTACTCTCCAATGTTTTTACTTTGCCATCTAATACATCAGATGGGTTAGGTAATTGAGCTGACACTTTTCTGTGTGCCATAAACTTAACGGCTAGTCCTTCGCCGACTGAACCACTAACTAGATCTGTAGTGGTTGTTTCATCGTCATCGTCTTCCAATAAATCGGAAACAAATGACCACGAACGAGGTGTAGCAAAAGAACGACTTGGACTTTTAGGATCAAAGTCATATAAGTCTTTCTTGCTAAATGTCAAGTAACCTACAACATCTTGATGGATGTCATTCTGTACTGCCCACTGAAACCAATCATCAAAGTCCACTTTAATTTCTAAGTGAACAAATCTGTTAGCCAACGGACTAGGCATCCTGTAAGTTACACCCTTATCTGCTTCTCTATTACCAGCGGCAATAATCAAAACGTTATCGGGTAATTTATAAGTACCAACACGTCTGTTAAGAATAAGTTGGTATGCCGCGGCCTGTACTGCCGGTGCGGCTGAGTTCATTTCATCTAAGAACAAAACAATGGTCTTATATTTCTTAGCCATCTTTTCGTCTGGCAATTCAATAGGCGGTGCCCATTTCATTGTGTTGTCATTAGCTGAATAATATGGTACACCTTTAATATCTGTAGGATCCCATAATGATAATCTAATATCAACTAAATGTGAATTTTCATATGTATCTGTAATCTGTGATACAATGTCCGACTTACCAATACCTGGAGGTCCCCAAATAAAGATTGGACGTTTTTTCTTGAATGCCCTAATAATGCTTTTCTTTGCACCATTTGGGCTAACTTGTCTAATTGCGATGTTTTCCATGTTATACTCCTTATGTTTCATTTATCAGTGCCTATACTTAATTTCTAAGTATGTATATATAATAACACCATTAACTCAAAAGGTCAACCAGAAAATGCACTTTTTTTAAGAAAAATTATGTAGTAATATCAAGGATTTACCAATTCATCTGTCCGTTTTAGAGCTTTGTTTAAGCCGTATTTGCGAACATCACCACTAAAAAGATGCAATTCAAGTGCTTTCTTTTCGTTGGTTACAGTAAGTCCTTTGTTGGTTAAGAAGTATGGACAGTCAATAAACTTGTCCAAAAATATAATAACTTGGGTAGTTATTTTAAAGTCTGCTGGAAATGGAATATCATATGTAGCAAGATCAATTTTTTCCATTAAGAACATCATTCCTGTTTCGGTAAGTCTCAATCCGCCGGTAGTCTTGCCTCTAGTGTTCTGCCACCATAGTGGCATATATTCAGCCATTGTACTTTCACTAATTGCAATACCTGCCTCTTTTAAGAACACCTTTGTGTAGGTTTCTTTCCAGTTCATCTTATTCTTCCGTGACTGTTTCGCCGGAAGTTAATTTTACAACTGTAAAGTCAGTGGCTCCAAATAGATCGTTAAGTTTTTTAGCTAAATTATGTGCATGGCCTGGATTTGAGAATGATACCTTTTTGTATTTAGGCCCAGGATAGTTTGTTAGTGTGTTAGAACTTTTTAAGTTGAAAGGTTTATCCTTGTAGAATACTGCCCAGATGGCTTCTGCCTCTAAGACTTGCTCAGATTTATAAGTCTTTCTATTAATGTTTTCTAAAACAACTGTTGGTTTAGGTCTGCTCATTTGTTATCCTCTATACATATATTTATCTCGATTGGAGAGTAATATACGCAGTTTATAGGACTATGAGCGGGGTGTGTTTACCAGGTTTTGCCGCCGTCAACTGTTACGTTAACGACTTCTTCTGTATTCTGTTTTTCAGCTACTAGCTTTTCTAAATCACCATGCAGTCTGGACATAACTGATCCTAATGTAAATGCAAGGTTCTTTGCTTCGGCAAGTGTCATTCTAATCTCAGCTTGATTACTAGCATCAGCAACTTTAATTCTTTCAATGAACTGTTGCAACGGAATTGTGTTTAAAGGTTTAACCTCTGTTGACATTACTTAACTCCGATCTCATTTCTAATTCAGTCTTAAACGGTCCTTTATATTGATACTTCTCTAGTGTAACTAGCTTAGGACAAAAGGATTTAACCCAACCCTTTTCAAATTGAATGCAATAGTAACCTGCACAATATAAACTTTTACTTTTTTTACTTTTTGTAAACAATGCAAACTTACGTTTTAAATCAAACATAGCATTGTAAGGTACTGTTGATGTTGGTAGTTTATATATTTCTTTGCTTGGTGGAGGAACATCTGAAATAGTTCCTTTAGACCAAAGTATTTCACCAAGTGTCTTTTCTACTTGTGACTTCGTATCATACATATATGATCCAGTGTCGCAACTATACATAAACTTATTATCGTTGTCTTTGGATAACGTGCCAACTTTAGTTTTACTATCAGTATCTTCGATGATCCAAAATTTATTTTTTAATATTTCGTTTGCTTTTAAATGTGTCATAATACAGGGTACCTTGCTTGTAATGGCTCGGCATAAGCCTGAGCATTATCAGTTATTCTTTGCATATCATACAATGCACAAAATTTCATAAGACGCAATCCAACTTGTTTAATGTTCTTAGGTTGAGCATTTTCTTGTATAGTTGTCTGAATCTTTTCTTTAACGTTCTCCGGTTGTGCAGTAAGATCACATAACATTACGTTTCTATTGTAATCGTCTAAAACCCTGTGTTCTACACCTTCATGATCAACCCAACGTTGCAACATCAAGTTATTCCATGCATAACCTTTGTTGCTTTTATCTGCAAATGCTTCTTGCAGACCTACTTTATTCTTAGTGCCTTTAACTCTAACACCAGGATAAGCACTAAACACATTATCACTTGTATCACCTCTCATGCATTTCTCAAACAATAACCACTCAGGGTTAGGTGCAAGTCTTTCTTGTTTAGTCTTTTTATCAATAATCTTTCTACCTTTGTCGTCAAAGTAACCTTCATGTGTAATGGTTGTATTGCTTACGCCATTGTATTGTGTTACCTTCGGACTAATAAGTTGTGCAAAGTCACCGTCTGTGCTAATAATAACGTGTTCATCATTAGGGTGTGCTTGTACCCAACCTGCAATAAGATCATCTGCTTCTAGTTCGGAATGTTGCATTACAGTACAGTTAGTCTTTTCTGTAACAAAGTTCTTAAAGTTATCAAACGTTTCCCAGAACACAGTTTCTTCTCGTTGTTGTGCTTCTGTTAGTGCATCACGTGTTTCTTTTCTATTACGTTTATAAGGAGCATATACGTCTTTACGCCAGCTTCTACCTTCTAAACAAAACACAATATGATCGCCATCAAAGTCATTCCATGCCTTTTTAATGCTATTGAATGTAATATGGAACGCCATACCTACCTTAATATCAAGCTCACCACGTACAACGTGCCTAGCTCTAAAGAAAGTATTAGCAGTATCTACTAGTACATATTTCATTGTTATATCCTATATATCATTTAATTGTGTTATAATTATAGCATCAATTAGCACTAGTGTCAACTGATTTCTGACTTACCGTCTTTACGTTTATTAACCTTTATATGACCAGCTTCTCTTTTAGGATCCAAACCTTGTTCTTCCAAAATGTTTCTTGCAATAGTCTTAAACCATGCATCAACAATCTGTTCATTTGTTTCCCCAGAATAACCTGCATCAAGTAGTTGTTCAATAAATTCGTTATTCCAATCCAATTCAAAGAATCCGTTCTTGATATCTTTTGGATTAACATGAGTATTCAAAACTGCAACCCAAGGCTTTTTATCCTTTGTTGCTTGTTTCTTTTCTTCCTGTAAAAGACGCAGTCTTTTATCTTCTGTCGTTTCTTCTACCGGACTCTTTTTAACGAACTTATCTTTAACTTTGTTTATAAAGTTTTTCATAAGTTTTCTCCTTTTTTGTTCTTTGTTCTAATTTTTTTGCTTCTAGTTTTTTCCAGTATGCTTCGTTGGCGGCATTTTGTTTGTTTGCTGGTACTACTACATTTACTTGCCAATCATCAGCTTCTGCATCTTTCCTAGGAACATAAGCACCTGTGCTATCTTTAGAATAATCAGAACCACCTCTCATAAAATCGCCACCTATTTTAAATCCTTGTAATTGTAGATTTCTTATAGCATTTTCTCTATCACCAAAGCCACCAAAGTCATTTGGCATTGCTTTTCGATCCCAAACGACACTACCATCTTTTGCTACAGGAAAATATTCAATTCCATTTGGACCTTGTACTTTACCAGTCTTAGGATCTAAAATTTTATATTGGGCCATGGCTGATATTGATATGATACTCAATACTACTATAGCTATTAACGTTTTCATAATAACACCTCCTACGTGCCTATTGCATTACCAAACAAGTATACGTGTACTCTTGCCGCCACGTTATAACCTCTTTGAAATGCCAGTTTAGCAACGTCACCTGCCGTTGCAGTTTGCTCTTCTTCTCTTGCCCCAACAGGCATAATCCATACAGGCCAATTACAGCCTTCTGATCTAAATTTCTCTATAGCTTCGTCCATCTCGTCCCATTGTCTTTGCTCAGCCCCTACAACAAACTTTAATTGTCCTTTGTTAGAAACTTGATAATATTCACCAACTACTTCTGGAATAATAGCTTTCTTAGTAGTTTCTCCTGATACTGTAAACAGTTTAGGACTACAACTAAAAAATACTTCTTGATCAATTCCTGTAGCCCATTCTTTAAATGGCTCTCTTAACTTTTGTGTACCGTTAGTTTCAAAAGTCATTGACTCGGGTAAATTACCTTGTTTCAATAATTCTTCATATATACCAACACTTGCTAACTGTCCTGTGACCATCAAAGGCTCACCACCTGTAAAACATAAGTGTTGTCTTTGTTTACTCATAGGATGTAAGAACAAACCTTTTGGATTCGAATCCGTTCTTAATATATCTACAATCTTGTTTGCTAATACATCAGGAGTTTCATGCCCCATAAGATGTTTGTATTTCTTTGCCCAAGTATAAGAACTATCACAACCTTTTTCCCATACAGGTAAGTCTTCAACTCTTTTTACTTGACTTACATCATAATCTAAAAACGGAAGATCATATGTATCAGGATTAGTCGGATCTATTTGACCAAAGCCACTACATTGTAGATTACAAAGAAAAAATCTTATCCAAGCAGTAGGAACACCTGTATAGTGTCCTTCTCCTTGAATGCTATGAAATATTTCTGAGTAATATACTGGCTTCATAATCTATTCCTTAACTTTTACTAAAGGTTCATTAATATAAGAGTCATTATAGTCACCATCTGGTCTATATGATCTTACACTAGTATCTTTAACAAGCACACCATCTTTAATAGCATACGTAGTGTATTCAGCTTTAATTACACCTTCCTTGCTTCTATTAATGTGTGCTAACATTGGTCCGTCCTGCATTGTATCATCTCCTTTATTATTGATTATAACTCTTCTGCAATTCCTAGTAGTTCAGCAACAAGTAAGCCACTTGCTAACCAAACAATACTTCCTGTAAACAATGCTACTACACAACCTGCAATACGAATTGCACTTTTAACAAGACTAATATAAAAATGTTTTCTACTTACGTCTACTGGTTCTGGAACATATACTCTTTCTGGTATTGGCATTATTCGTGTTCTCCTCCTGGATCACCTTTAGGCAACAACACCTTGTAAGGATTACCGTTTTTATCTCTCATAATAATATGTCCTCGACCTCTTCCATATGAATGATAACCTTTAATAAAGTTAAATGCATTTGGATTAGATTCAACAGTCTTAAATGTTGCAACGGTAATAACTACTCCTGCAACAAAAAGCACATGAGCAACGGCACTAATGCTAAATGCTAAAACACTATCGACAATCAAAACTGCAAATATAGAGGACCACATAAATGCTAGTATCTGCATCATCATATGACGTACTTGTAAATCCGGAATGTTTCTTAATGGATTAACTCTATGATCCATAATACCATTCCAACTAGATACAACGAACTCCCTAATCACGTGCAAACTCCTGTTGTAATTTAATGTTATCCATGAACTCTTTTTTAGTGCCCATGTCTTCGTTAAATGCACCACGTAAGACTGTAGTTTGTGTTAAACTACTTCTTGCCATAATACCTCTGTTCTCACAACAACCATGTGTTGCTTGAATGTACACGCCTACGTTAGGACTGTTAGTTGCCCTACCAATTTCGTTAGCAATAACATTATTAAGTTCTTCTTGTAGTGTGCCTCTTCTTGCACACCATTGAGCAATACGTGTATACTTAGAAAGTCCAATAAGTTTATCTGCGGCAATAATACCAATGTATGCAACACCACTCACTGGTTGATGATGATGTGAACACATACTTTTAATTTCGCTTCGTACAACTAACATACCTTCATAACCATCTTCAACATGATTAGGAAATGCAGTTGCATTAGGCATTGGGTTATAACGTCCTTGCATAAGTTCATTGATATACATCTTTGCAAGACGTCTACCAGTGTCCTTACTGTTAGGATCATTAAAACGATCTATAACCAAGCTGTCTAGCACTTCTTCAAACTTTGGTGTAAGCTCTTCGATTAGTGCATCTTTGTCACCTGGTTGCAGATGCTGTGAAATGTTGTCACCAGCCCAGAACCTATCTCCTGAGTCTTGTAACCTTTGTATTATTTCTTTACTCTTTTTCAATTCTCTTCTCCGATGTTAAGGCAGTGGATTGCCTGTACTTGTTAATAGTATACACTTATTTAGGTTCTTTGTCAAGTTTATTCTGGAAAGTATTTGTTCAATACTTCCAATTCATCGTGGTACTGAGCAATCACGGCTAGTTCTTTTTCGATTGCTTCTAATACGTCCGGATGCTCGCCGATACCAACACTATTATCTAAGTAGACATTAACATTCATTTTATGTTT